GACCGTTGACAACGAGGCCACACGATTCGCGTGGGTAAGACCGTGCAGCGTGCGCCTCAGCATCACATCTGAAGTCGAGCACCTGGGAAACCTCCGAATGGCAGATCGCCTTCAGGAAAGCGCAGCGTGCAGCTGGTGTAACGCTTGCCGCACACATCGTTAGCTTCAGTCGTCGGATTGTTGTTGATGTCGAAGTACTTCGTGCCCTTGTAGCCGCAGGTGCTTTCCTCGCGATAAACCCATGGGCAATACTCCATCACTTGACGACGTGGCAGCGCAACGTTTATCAAATCAAGTTTGCTTGACAGCTCAAACTCAACGAGCTGCGGATTTTCGTTTGCTACTCGGTCGATGTAATAAATCTGATCCTCGAACTTGGCGGTAGGGTCTGCGGTTGCGTTAGTGCCACCTGTGAAGTTCACCGCATCGAGAAACTTCTTGCAGGTTTGAATCCGCGTGACCTTCGCCTGCAGCGGGTTGTAAACGAGGAGTAGTGCCGAAATGGCGTTGCCGGTGTTGCCAATCCGCATCGATGGCCGTGGCAAGACACCTTTAGAAGAGGCTTGGAACCCGTCAACCTCAATAGCTGTCGCCGTGTACTCCTGACCGGCAAAGGTGATGTTTGCGGTCAGCTCGTTTGTGCCTGCGTGGTAATAATACGTCTGATCTATGCCGTTCACGGCCTCCGTTAGCTCCAGCTGGAACAGCTCAATAATTGCTGACGGCTCAAGCGACTGCAGCTGTTCTTGGATCGACTGCGGCGTGCTCATGCTTCAAACACCTGCTCAAAGGTTGTGGTCAACTGAACGCGACCCTTCGTGGTCATCGTCTTGTTCCAGGCTCTGCAGCGAACCTTGATGCTGCTGCTTTCACCTGGCGGCGTAAAGGTGAACTTCTCGGTGCCGCCACGGGCATCCAAGAACGTCTCAACGGTGTCTGATTCCGACTCAGACAGGTTGTACGTCAGGTTGAAGGACTTCGGGTTTTGGTTGATGCCGAGGCTGCCCACTTGCTCGTAGCCACTGCCAAAGCGAGCCGTGCGAGTAATCGGCTGGCTGGCTTTTGTCGTGCCGTATGCAGGCTGCAGGTTGACGGATGAATCCCAGCTAGCGGTCATCGGCTCAAGAGTCCTCCAGGTCGCTGTTGCTTAATTATCTCGCCTTGAACAGCAGCGCCAATCAAGGCACCAAGCTGACGGGACGAGCCTTCATCGCCTTGCACGCTACTGCCGCTTGCATCGACGTTCACGACGACGTTTGGGCCGCCAAAGCCACCGTTAGGAACGATGGTGCCAGCACGATCAGGAACAAACAGCTCAGGGCCGCGCTCACCCACTAACGCAGCCTTTCCGACTGCAGGGCGACCGCCGTTGGCGAAAGCGCCAGAAAAATCAAGCCCAGAAGTCAGGACATCCGGCGAAGTAAAGCCGCCACCACCTCCAAAACTAAAGAGGTTGAACCCCCTCAAAGCGTTCAACAGTTGCTGCTGAAGGATCAGCCTTGCCATCTGCTTGATGACACCGAGCAAAGAATCTCCCAGTGATTTAGTTCCCTCTACCGCATCCAAGATTGAGTCAACAATGCCGTTGCGGAAGGTGGTGTTCAGCTCTTCGTACTGACTCTTTTGTTCTGCAATCGCTTGCCTCAGCTCATCTTGGTGTGCCATTTGAGCCTCAAACCCTTTGGCATATTTTGCTATAGCCTCTAATTGCTGGGCTGCAATTTCTTCATCTATCGCGAGATTTTCCTGTCTGAACTGTTGCTGTGCTTGCAGCAACTTCAACTCTTTTTCACGTGGCGGCAGATTGCTCTCTGCTATATTTTGCTGTTCAATCATCAACTTTAACCTTGCCGCCAAGCGTTGTTGCTGTCCGTCTTCTGCGGCTATCAGCTGCTTATTTAAAGCAAGTATTGTTTTAGATATATCGGCTTTTTGCTCTAGATTTTTAATAACTTGAGCATCTTTGGGAGGTTTGGGCAACGCAAAAAACGGTGCTTCAGTTTCCTTGAGGTCTGCAGGTAAATTGGCAATCGGCCTTTTGCCCATGCCTTTGTCGAAATGTGCTTGCGCTTCCGCCTGCAGCTTGCTTGGATCACGAATCCGATCAACAATGTCAGCAACACCGCCTAGAACCTTGGCAGCGAATCCGCCCACAGCCTGAATGACTGGCATCAGACCTTCGATAGCGTCTCCGATTTGTTTGACTAAGCGTATGACCTGCGGTATTGATTTCTCCCCTAAAGCAACTAACGCATTATCTGCAATGTTTTTAAAATCTTTAAATGCTTGAGCTGGGCCGTTCATTGCATCTTTTAGCCCGTCAGCGCCTTCTTGTTCAATGCGCTTCAACGCACTCATAACCACATCCGAAGTTATCTTTCCTTCCGCCGCATACTTTCTCAAGTTACCCTGCGCTACGCCAGTCTCCTGGCTAATTGCCGTCAGGATGCCAGGAACTTGCTCTGAAATGCTGTTGAATTCATCGCCTCTCAATGCACCACTGCCTAAGGCTTGCGCAAGCTGAGTGAAAGCATTTGAAGCCTCAACAGAGCTAGCGCCGCTCAATCGTGCGACAGTATTGAAGCCCACGAAGGTGCTTTCAATGTCTTTTAGCGTTACGCCTACAGGGCGCAACCTTGCATAAATTTGACTGAATTGCTGATTTGCCTCTGTCTGGCTTAAGCCAAAAGTCTCAGCGGCCCTGGTTGCGGCACCTTGCAGGTCTGCAATTTCTCCATATGCTCCACCCAGTCTGTTTAGACGCCTGACGGATTCAATTCGACTAATAGCGGCTTGCCCTGCCTTAAAAGCTACAAAGCCGATAGCTGCTTTACCAATCGCCCCACGAATGCCACCCATCCGCTTGCCAAGGCGGGCCGCGTTGCTTTCTAAATCACGAAAGCTTCTTATCCCTCTGCGGCCCATCCGCTGAAACGCTGCCTCAACATCCCTGGCTGCTCTCTGAGTTTTCTTTAATTCCTGCTCAACCTTTTTGCTTTGTCGCTGAACACGACGCAGCGGATTAACTGCCTTGGCGGCTTCGACTATCAGTTCAACCGAAGCCCTTGCCATGACCGCCTAGCAATAAGCGAAGTCTACCGCCGCCCTTGCTTTGCGCGCTGCATAGCTTTCTCTTCCATCTCAGACTTCAGCTCATGGAAGGCCGCAAAATGCACCAGCTCGTCATCTGTCAGCTCGGTGCGAAGCCTGCTGACCGTCATCCCTAGTTCGCAGGCCAGGTGGAACTCATAGAAGACCCACTTGTCCTGCTTCAGTCGTTTTTTGCGTCTTCGAGGCTGGTCTCTTCCCCGAGGCCAAAGACGAATAGCTCAACCTCGTTTAAGACGGACTCGGGCAGCTCGCGTTGCAGCTTTGCTGCATCAGCCGGAGCAAACGCCTTGGTGCCGTCTTCCAGCTCGGCAAGCTGGCAAAGCATGTTGGTGCTGATGTCTAGGGCTTCATCAGAACCAGCAAGATTTTGCGCCCGTTTGCGATCAGCGCGAGTGATCGGCTTGAAATACAGATCGATGATCTTTTTGCCGTCGCCGTTCTTCAGTTCAAACTTGCGACGCTGGTTGAGATCAAACGCCCCAACCAGCAGATCAACCGTTCTTTGAGTCGCAGGCATCAAATACCAGAGGTGATAGTACCGTTTGCAGTGAAGCTGATAGTTACAACTTCAATCTCGCCAACGGTAGCACCGAACTCTGCATTGGTAACTAGAGCCGCAAACGACAACTTTTTGTCGCCGCTTTCATCTAGGTACAGCTCAAAGTTAGCGTTAGCCGGATCTTCGACAGTAAGCGCCTCATTAAACAGGTCGAGCTTGTCGCCTGCACTTGGGGCGTCATAAAGCACCTCGCAGGAGCCAGTGCCGCTAACCAGTCCACCGACATAAGCGCGGAAGGTGTCACCGTGATCGGTAACTTCCAATTGCTCTTTGTCGATTGACATTGACCAAGACCGCACGGCCGCGATCTCAGAAAGTGCCCCACCGGCTGCGTCCTTGTCGAACTTAACGGTGCCCTGTTGTCCTCGGTAAAAAGCCAT